AGATTTTTTAGAGATTAGTTTACCGTCACGGAAATACATCCAGCGACCGTTTTTAGTTCTCTTACGATAGACCCCGACAGGCATAACCGATTATAGTTTAATCCATTATATAACTGTATTCCCTTCCGCATTTGTTAAATAGCAATTACCTTATGGTATAATATGGACGCATCAGTTAAAGAATTTGTAAAGCCTGACGTCTCTTCACCATTGAAGAAGCGAGATTCATACCTTCGGGTATCGGATGAAGAACCTCTATTAGTGACAGTTGATCAAGTAGAGAAAGTAAATATCTCTACAGATGGGGGTATAAAAGAAGGGGTAAGGGTTACGTGCCGTGAAGTTATCACTAAAAAAGACGGGAATGACTTTAGTTTTCATCCTACGGAAGAACCTAAGATCAAGGAATCATATTCTACCTCATCCTTTTATCTATTGAAAGACTTTCAGACGGCATCCCATTGGCCTAAGGAAGGTATCTTCTATTGGGTATGGAAAGCAAGTGACGGTCTGCGTTGGGAGGAAGCGTGAACTCTAAACAGAAAGCATTAAAGAAATTAAATGATTTAGCAAAGAAATTAGGTTTTGAATAATGCTACATTGTGAGAAATGCACTACCAATCAATACGGTAAAGTGATATGGGAATGTTGGAGATGTGAAATTATATCTCTACTACATAGTATCAACGAGAAACTATGATCTGTTCATGCTACAACGTGAACTGGAACCGTGTGTCAGCGACCTGCTCTCTATGCGGTAGAAAGATTAATGGAGGGGCTTAGGGTGTCAATGGGTTGGGGTTGCGTGTTTGATGCGTCAGAGTGCGTTTAAAGTGCGTTATTTCTGCAATCCCATCCTTACCACTGCGTCAGTCTTGGTTCCTTTGGCCGCCGCTTCAGTAATCATCGGCAACATTTTAGAAGCCAAGGCCTGAACATACCAAGGTTGACCGCTTAAATCTTGAGTAATATTATGCAACAGAGAAAGTTGAGAACCCTCTTCCGAGCCTTTCAATTCTTGAGCAGCATTTCCCATTGCTCCAGCCCAAAATTTTTTAAGACTCTCTCTAGCCTGTGGCAACATAAATTCCTCAAAATCAATTAACATCTGTTCTCTTATCTTTTTAGTAATTACATCTAAAGACATAAGAAGAGTCTCGTCAGATTCAGAACTTTTCAACCAGCTTTCTATTTTCTTCTGAGTTTTCAAAGGGATCCATATTGTATAAATCGCAAAATATAAAAAGAACGAAAGAATCCAGATTAAGAGAAACTGTTGGTCCGTCATATTTCTTGCCAGAGTTTAGAACTCCACCCTTTTCTTAGCATACAAGCTGCATAGGCAAACTCTCCTCCAATAACATAAGTATCTGAAACTGCTTTGCATTCATTATGATCGCTTAATAATTGTCTCTTTTGGTCCACATCTAATTCACCTAATCCGACTTCTTCCGCTATCTCGTTTTTTATTTCATTAATAATATCCTCTGCCGAGGGAATATCAAAATCTTTTATAAATTTTATAACATCATCCAAGACATCTAAAGCCCCATCTAGTGAATGATAGAGAGAAGCTAAAACGATTGGTTTTGGAATATTTAAATCGATTGCCGGTATTGGTTCCGCCATTGCGATTAATTTAGATACTGCATCTGCTCTCTTATCTATTTTTGTTAGACCTAACCACAATCCAAACAGGATGACAGGTTGTAAGACTGAAACTAAAGGAGGTATAATTCTATTCCACTTGATGCCTTTCATTAACTCCTCAAAATCTTTTTCACTCTTAGGAAGTTTCATACTCGATACCCCGTTAGGATGCATGATATGGCTCCATTGTTAGAATCCTGAGTAGCTTGGATCTTAACGGTTGAATTTGGCGGTATCATAAATTCAAACATCTTAGGCTGTATACCAATATTATTAACAAGAACAATGAATTTCTCAACAAATAATGCTTGACCGTCTACAGATACAATATAACTCAACACTTCACCATCACTAATTCCACTCCAATCGACTCCTAGCGTTATTCGTGTTAAATAGAAAGCAGAGGGATTGGTATAATCAAGGAGGGTGACAGCGGAAGAGGTGAGACTCTTTTGTCCGCTCCACCCGTAAATATTCCCACCCTTAGCCCTAGAGACTGATTTAGATGCGGCAAGGGTCATTCATAGACTTTTCCAGAAATACTAACAGTTCCGTTAAAATTAGTTGCGCCACTTTGCGTTCCCCATGCAACTTCAACAAAGGTTAACGGAGGAATCAATATGATCCATGTCCACGGTTCCGTTATAGTTGAACTCGCTTCTTTATTGAGAACTACCGTTAGACCGTTATATTTAATTTGAAAATAAATGTCCGATCCACTGGTTATATCGTTTTGGAATATACAGTCTGCGATAATATAGCCTTTACCACTATGGAAACTAAGCATTTCATCACCAGCGTCACCACTTCCAGTTGAAACGATAAGGCCACTGTAAGAGTAAACGTGCTGCCCAATCGATGTTAGGCCCTTGTTAGGGCCGCTGAATTGAGCGTTAGCGCCTAGCTTTGTTCTAGCCATTCAAGACTTACTCGAAATAAAGAGTTACAGATCCAGAACTTGCCGCCATACTGCCGCCACCACTAACCTGTATTGCTATCTGGAGATCTATATTATTTACTCCAGATATACCGAATCGAACAGGAACGGAATTAAAACCGACTGCACATGCAGCATCCGCAGTATCTCCAGCTATTCCCATGATGGTAAAGTTCTGTTCGGACATATTACTTCCTAGAAGTCTGCATACGACCTGATAGCCTTTTGCATTAAATCCGTCAAAGGCACAATCCACTCTGGATATAACCTGTGAACCCTGTGGCACTTGAATATTACCTAAGTTGCTCGAATTCATGTTGTCGGTTAAAGAAAAATATTCTTTATCCGTGGGCGTGGCGTCAAACGATCTCTGAATAGTTGTTACTGATGACATTTTATAATCTGAAGTAAAGTTTACTTCCTCCTAGTTTTAGTTGTGGAAACTGCTTTCGTGCAAAGGCCCCGCCTAGTGCAACAAGTCCAGCAGTCACTAATGTTTTTCTTCCAGCATCGCTACCAATCATAGCAATCGCGTTACCTGATAAAGTGCTAAAGGCCTGTCCTAATTGACCGTCTGTTATGTCCTTGATTACGCCCTCACCTTGCATCTTGCCACCGTTGAAGGTCTTTCCTGCGTTTAGGTATGCGGCTATTGCTAAACCAGACGCCATACCAGTAACGCTTGGGTGGGGAATTGATTTTCTCATGTAGCTCCTTTTTGAATTATTGTTCTTTTTGTTCGTTGCCTTTCGAGGTTTACCGTTTCTTCGGGATGTGGACGCATCGTAAGATTTTTTAGAGATTAGTTTACCGTCACGGAAATACATCCAGCGACCGTTTTTAGTTCTCTTACGATAGACCCCGACAGGCATAACCGATTATAGTTTAATCCATTATATAACTGTATTCCCTTCC